ATTTATTTTCTGACACTTGGCTTAAAGACGTTTCATACATCAAAGATTCTCTTGATTGGATACACGACAATTATAAAGTTGAAGATCGATGTTTTTTCACGTATCAAAACTTAGATGAGCAGAAAAAAAAGTTAAAATATTTGTACCACTTGCCTATACCAGAAGTTTTGAAAACCGGCTGCATTGCAGAAGAAGTTTTAGAGGCTACGAAAGAGGGCGTTAGAACTGCGCAAAATTTTTACAAGGGTATGAACATAATCTGCGCAGGCTTACAAGCTAAAAAGCTATTTAAATTGCCTCATTTAGACGCTTTGACAGGTCACGGATTCTTTATGCGTGAGTCTAAATTACGATTATCAGGTGTTCTTGGTGGGCGTAGCGGGCGATATGAAAATTATATAAATACTTTTCGGCCTTACACACACGAGAAAATAATGCGTTGGCACGATGGCTACATATGGTACGGCGATAGCACAGCTATTAAACACAATAACTATATAAAAAAACAAAATTATTATATTAGCGAAAGTAAAAAACGCTTAAAAAAACTAGGCATAACTGAACCTGACCATATAGTATTCGGCGCAAGGCCTATGAATATAAAAAATAAAAGAGGCGGTATGTTAGTTAAAATTAATAGCAATAACATAATATTAAACGGCGGTTGGAAAGACGGCTTAGTAATATACCCTTATTTAATATCTCAAATATACAAATGGCTAAAAAAATAATAGCAATAGGCGGCGAGCCAGCTACAGGCAAAACGACTCTTATGAGAGAAATAATTAAAGATTTGATGCCGCTAAATACTTTTAAATATCGCTTAGTAAGAGGCCTGTACGATCGAAAAAAAAATTTATACGTTATAGGTATATATGACGAGTCTTTGTTCAGCGGGACAGATAAGTTGTCAATGGCGGTACAGCCGCAATTTTTACAACTAGTCAAAGAAGTTCAGAACGGCACTTTTATTTTCGAGGGTGATAGGTTATTCAACGCAAGCTTATTCTACGAAATAAACTGCGAGAAAATCGTTTTAACAGCAGATGAACACATTAAGGCACAAAGGCATATAAACCGAAAAGATAGTCAAACAGAAAGCTTTAAAAAGTCTAAAGACACAAAAATAAATAATATAATAAATAAATTTGACGTAACTTTATTCGACCACAATACAGAAAACCACACAAAAATAGTTAAGGACTATGTTTTAAAACTAATCGAAAAATGAACAAAAGTGAACATAAAAAAAAGGCGCTGCTAGAAGCTTTAGAAAAATCTCTCGGCGTAGTTACTACAGCTTGTCGTCAAGTAGGTATCGGAAGAACTATGTTTTACAAGTATATGAAAGATGATGAATTTAGAGCTGAGGTTGAAAGCATATCTGATATAGCTTTAGATTTCGCAGAGAGTCAACTGCACAAACAAATACAATCAGGCAATACCGCCGCAACAATATTTTATTTAAAAACGAAAGGCAAAAAAAGAGGCTATTACGAACGCCAAGAATTAACAGGCTCTGTCGGAATGCCGAATAATATAAAAATAGAGATTGTTAGAAACAAAAATACAGACTAACGTAGTTTGCGATCACTTACTAGATTCGACAAAAAAAATAACGATTGAACAGGGCGGCACTCGTTCAGGCAAGACTTACAATATACTTATTTGGATTATTTTTTTCTACGCACCTAGCAATAGTAAAAAAGTCATAACAATTTGCCGCAAAACTTTTCCCTCTCTACGTGCTACTGTTATGCGTGATTTTCTTGACATACTAAAAAACTACAATATGTATAGCGAGGATTGTCACAATAAAAGCAGCTCGGAATATTTGCTGTGGAATTGCTTAGTAGAATTTATATCTCTTGACGAGCCGAAAAAAGTTAGAGGCCGAAAGCGTGATTTGCTTTTTATCAACGAGGCTAACGATTTAACATTTGAAGATTGGCAGCAGTTGCTTTTCAGAACAAAAGAAAAAATTATATTAGACTACAACCCATCTGATGAGTTTCATTGGATTTACGACCAAGTTAAAACTAGAGACGATGCTGATTTCTACATTACAACTTTCAACGACAATCCTTTTTTAGAACAATCTATAAAAGACGAAATTAAAAGGCTCAAAGATACAGACGATAACTATTGGCAAATTTACGGATTAGGACAAATAGGCAAAGCAAGGAGTCTAATATTTGCATCGCATATCTGCGAAACAATACCGCAAGAAGCTACATTCTTGTCATACGGTATGGATTTTGGTTATACAAATGACCCAACAACTTTGATAGGTATTTGGAAGTTCGACACTAGCCTATACTTTAAAGAGTTTATATACCGTACAGGAATGACGAATCAAGACATCGCGAAACAACTCGAAGCAATCGGCCTAGGCAGGAGAGATGAAATTTTTGCTGATAGCGCAGAGCCGAAATCTGTAGAAGAAATATATAGATTCGGTTGGAATATAAAACTAGCAACTAAAGGTCGAGACTCGATTAATATAGGTATTGATACGCTAAAACGCTACAAATTATTCGTAACGAGAGACAGTATAAATACAATCAAAGAATTTCGAAATTACAAATGGCAAGAAGATAAGAACGGCAATATTTTGAACAAGCCTGTTGATATGAATAACCACAGCATCGATGCAATAAGATACGGAACGTACAATAAATTGTCTAGACCTAATTACGGAAAATATGCAATTCGATAAAAAAAATTTTGCTAATAAAAAAAGTATTTAGATATTAGCTCAAAATTATGACAATTATGGAAAATTTTATTTACAATGTTTTTTATTCTGATGGTGTTACTGTAGTAGATACATTTAATGCTCAAAACCTTAAAGACGCTAAACGTATAGCCAAAGAAAGGTCAAAATATATAAACTATAAAACTTCTTATTATACTATAAGTAGAGTTTACGAAAGAGGTATAAAAGCATCAAGCGGTATAACTTACAAAAATATTTAGAAACAACAATTATGGCAGATTTAAAACAAGAGTTAGCAAAAGAGTCAATAGATAGTTTCAACGATGCATTCAGCAGAAGATGCGACAACGCCTATACGGTAGGTAAAATCAAAGGCTTGTTGCGTGATCTGAAAGCTAGTCCTAACATTGGCCTTACGGGTCGATATGCTCAAATTGACAACATCATCGATGAACTAGACAATATATGCTTGTAATTCTACCCGATTAAACAAGCGTTGTGTTTTTTTATACAATACCCTATCTTAGCGATAGGGTTTTTTTTTACACAAAATCTAAATAAATACGTTATATTAATATGGAAATCAAAGTACAAATACCTAGCGAACTTAACGAAATAAATGTGCAGCAGTATGCTCGATACCTTGATATTGTAGAGCAACACGAAAAAATGCAAAAGAAATCAGAGAAAAAAACTAATATTTTTTACTTACTAAAAACACTAGAAATATTTACCGGTATAAAATATGAAGATGGTTTGTCGCTGAGGTTATCTGACGTCCGTAGAATTGTAGTAAAAATAGAAAAACTGCTATCTGAAAAACCAGACCTAACAAAAATATTTGAACTAGGCAATGTTGAGTTTGGCTTCATACCTAAGCTTGACGATATGACTTTTGGCGAGTATGTTGATTTAGATACAAACATAGGTAATTGGAACGATATGCATAAAGCAATGGCGGTTTTATATCGGCCTGTTATTAAAAGAAATAAAGACAAATATCTAATAGAGGAATATAGAGGCGACTCGTATCACGAGGCTATGAAAGTTATGCCGCTCGGTATAGCACTCGGAGCGCTGATTTTTTTTTATCATTTAGGGAGAGACTTGTCGATAGGTATGACGAAATTTTTGGAGAAAACGAAAACTCAGGAATCGATGCCGTCTCAAATTTTTCAAGAAAATACGGTTGGTATCAAAGCTTCTATCGTATCGCTCAGGGAGACCTTACAAGATATGAGGCTATAAGTAAGTTGAACGTAAATACCTGTATGTTGCATTTATGCTTCGAGAAAGAAAAAACAGATTTAGAAAATATGCAGATTAAAAATAGCTTTAAAAAATGAGTGTAGGTGTACAGGCTTTTTATCGAATTACAGAGAAAATAAAAGAAGAGTTGCTTTCTAATGAAAATATTAATACGGTTACTCGCGGCGACATCACTCAAATAGATTTAGCTAAACAGACAATATTTCCGCTAGCGCACGTAATGATTAACAATATAGTTAATCAAGAGAGAGTCCTGAATATAAACATCACAGTCTTCACAATGGATATTGTTGACTATTCTAAAGATGCTTCTCTCGACACATTTAGAAATAATGATAATGAGATTGACGTAATAAATACACAATTAGCGGTTGCAATGTTATTGATAGAAAAATTAAGATCCGGTCAAATGTACTTAGATAAATTTCAACTAGAGGGTACGGCAACGCACGAACAATTTAATGATAGATTTGAAAACCAATTAGCGGGTATAGCAACAACGTTTAATGTTTTAGTACAAAACGATATAGATAATGGAATTTGATAATTTAACACAAGCGTTAAGGCGCTACAGAGAACTTATAATTAAAGAGTCAAGAGAGGAATTATCAAGACTAGGTAAAAAAAACAGTGGCGGTTTGTATGATAAAATTAAACCTGGAAAAGTTATCGTACGGCCGAACAGCCTAGAATTCTCTATTAAGATGCCTTTTTATTCGGCTTTCGTAGATCAAGGAGTAAAAGGTGCAGACCCGAGCCGCGTGTCGCCTAATGCTAAAGAAAAAAAACAACAAGCGCCTAACTCGCCTTACAAGTTCGGCAGCGGAAAATATAGGGGAACTTTCGACAGCTTCGTAAGTAAAATGACAGATTTTGCTAAGCGTAAAAATATTAGATTTAGAAACAAAAAAGGTGAATTCGTTGCAGGCGGATATAGTTCAATGGGGTATGTAATAGCTTCAAACATTTACAATCGAGGCTTAAAACCTAGTCTTTTTTTCACTAAGCCTTTTGAGAAATATTTCGGGCAGCAAGTACCGCAAGAAATTACAGACGCTTTCGGATTAGATGTAAGTAATTTTATAGCGTTTATGATTAAACAAAATTTTATAGATAATGAGTAAAATAAATGCAAGGTCACCTTTTTACGCTTCGTTCAGCACGCCGACCAAACCTAGTCCTGAGTACACTTGTACAATAGCAAACGGAACAGGATTAAGCATAAGTCAAGAGGGAATAATAACAGAGCCACAATTCGAGCAAGGTACAATAGATTCTTTTACTAGTAGCGACTCAGGATTTGCTGACGGTAAATACGCAGTTGTAACAACAGATACTTTACGCACGTTAGTTTTTCGCCTTGCAATACCTAGCGGCTTTAGTAATTCGTCTGCTGGATTTTTAAACTGTACACTTACATTTACGCAACCTGCAAAGGTAACAAGCGGTACAACACCAAGTTGCTCGGGTGGGCCTACAGCAACTGGCTCTATTGGTACAATAGCATTAAACTCAGGTGGTAAAACAAGTACTGTAGATCTATCATCTTTTTTTAATCAAGGTACAAGTGCGATAGCGGGTTTTACAGTTAATAATCCTTTTCCTAGTTTTATGCAAGCGTCTATTAGTAGTAGTACACTTACAATAACAAGTTTAAATAATGGTGGCACAAAAAAATTATACGTATCAGCTTTTGACAATGATACAAATACTTGTCGACCAACTCAAACTGTTACAGTAACGATAACAGCTAGCTCTGCCTTTACTTGTAACGATGCAAACTTAAAAGGTGGTAGTATTACGCAACCAGGTGTGCTTACTGACCCAACTTTAGTAGGTACAATCACAGCTAGAAAATTAACATCTGGTGGCTCAGCAATTAGTGGTCCGCCATATAACGTAGGCGCAAT